ACCCTTGACCGCGGCTCCGGGAACTCGTTCCCGGGGCCTGCCCCCCGGCGAGGGGGTAGTTCCCCTGTCCTCCAAAGTGCGGACCCCCCTCATGGTGGCCCCCGTACTGGGGGGATTGAAAAGTTCGCAACTGCTCACCTTCGCCCGCTAGCGTTCTCAGCAACACCCCCCGGTGCCAGCCGGGGAACCCTAACAGGAAAGGGAGGTAGGGCTGTGCCCAAACTCGCAGAAGCGGCGGTGCTGGTCGCCGGTCGCATCCTCAACATCGAGGACGTCACCAAGTTCGGAACCGACGAGGTCGAGGGCAAGAAGGTCCTCATTGCGACCGGCGACGGCTTCGCCAGCGTCAAGCTCAACAACGACCGGGTGGCAGAGCTGCACCCGGACTTCGGCCAGGCGGTCGCCTGGTACGTGCGCTACGGATCGACATACAACCGGGAGCGCCTGAACGACGCGACCACGTACTCGTCCTTCGTCCGCGTCGCCGCCGCATCCGACCTGGAGCCGGTGCTCGCGCTGATCAAGTCCGCCGGGCGACCGGCGAACACGCCCGCCGCCGAGCGCGCCGCGTAACCGTCATGGCGGGCGTAGAGTCGGGCGTGGCTCCTCTGGAGCCGGGTTCGGCCCCCGAGTGCCAGCTCGGAGGCCCGGACACACGGCCCGACGCCGAGCATCAGGAAATGATCGGCGCGTTGGCCACCCTAGTGTCTGGGTCTCCGAGCACCAACGCCGCATCGCCCATCTGCCCCGAATGTGGGGCAGAAATGAGCGTCTTCCCGCTGATCGTCTACTGCGGGTACTGCGCCTTCTTCGTGGAGGCGGCAGGGCGGCGACCCGCTGAGTCGATGGGGCCTCTCCACGCTCAGGAGGGGGTGATCCTCCGTGCAGCCTGAGATTCACTGGTACGACCTCGTGATCGTGCTTCTGTGCTTCGCCGGTGTCGTCGGTGGTCTGCTCTACTTCGTGGACTCCGTGATCGGCGCGGTGCGCGCAGCGCGGGCGACGGTGGCCGGCCTTTGGCATCGCCGCGATCAGGTGGAGGCCCGCCAGCGCTTCGCTGCTCGCCAGCGCGCAGCTCGCGACGACCTCCAGCCCGAAACGGACTAGGCCCTCATGGTCGCGCCGGTCGTGGCCACCGTCATCGTCGGTGCTGCACAGACCGTTCTGTGGGCCTGGATCATCCTGCTCGTGCTCCGCATCTACATCGTCCCGATCTTCCGGAAGGAGGTGGTCACCAGTGAATCCGACCGACACGCCGACGCCGACCCCGACGCCGACTGACATCCCTACCCCCGTCCCCACGGTCACGGTGACCGCGTATCCGACTCCGACCGGACCCTCTGAGGTGTTCCTCTCGAACGACCAGTTCGCCATGATCGCCATTTGCGCTATCGCGGTGATGTTCATCGTCGGCTTCCTCCTGGTGGTGAAGCTGTGAACGTCACCCGGGAGCAGGTCGAGAACGTGATCATGTTCTCGATGTGGTGCCTCACGGCTCTGGCGCTCGGCTGGTTCCTTCTGGCCCTCGCCGGGGTGATCCGATGACCGCCCTGGTGGTGTTCTTCGGCACTCTTTTCGCTACGTCGCTCGCGCTGGTTCGCGGGTTCGACTTCATCGTCAGCCTCGTCCGTGACTGAGGCCCTTGTGCTCGCCCCGAGCGACATGCTCGTGGTGCTAATCGTCGGTGCGATGTGCGGCCTGGTCGCGCGCCTCACCCGGAACAAATAGAGGGAGGTGAACAACAAATGACCACCACGGACCCGGTTACCCCGGTCTTCACGACCGCCACCGAGAACCTCCAGTCGCAGCTCGTCTCGGCTGGTGGCATCGGCATCGGTGTGGGTGTCGTGATCTTCGCGATCGGCTTCGGCTGGCGCTGGATCAAGGGCCTCATCGCCTGACCCCCGCCCCCTGACACGTATGTGTCAAAGGGCCTCCCAGCTATTCGTACTAGCTGGGAGGCCCTTCACATTCTCCGCCACCGACCAGGGAAGGAACCCCGGAATGGCTCGTAAGCTCCGCCGATACACGGTACTCGGTGCTATCGCCGCCGCCGTGGTCGCCCCCGCCCTCGCCCTCGGCATCGCCGCACCCGCGAACGCTCTCCAAGCGCCCCCCGTAGCACCCCCGAAACTCAACGTCCCCTCGTCCGTGATCGGCGGCGCTACTCAGACCGGTGCATCCGGCGCGCAGCTCGCCGGGCAGATCGCCAACGGTACCAAGGGTTCCCCGGCCTTCCCCGCTGGCGCTCTGACCAAGACGGTGGGAACCGTCCAACAGGTCATCGCCGCCTTCAACCTCGGCTCGTTCGTCGGCGGTGCCATCGACGCGCAATTCGGCATCGACAAAGACGGGACCGTTTGCGGTGCGACTGGCGACGACTTCGGCGGAACGGTCCTTCGCACCCTTGCAGGGTCTGACTGCTCGGCCTACGACCTCGCCTCGACCTACACCCCCAACACCGACGCACCGACGACCGTCACCGGCTCCACCCTGAGCTTCACCTCGTCGGACGGGAAGGTCTACACCTTCAAGGTCACCGGCATGACCCCCGCCCCGTCCGTGTGGTCGCAGACCAAGCGCGCCTGGTGCTACCAAACGACCGCTACCGGCACAACCGGCACCAACGCCTCGTGGTCGCAAGCGAGCTGGAAAGACCCTCAGGGCACTATCTGGGGTGTGAGCTGGGGCCTCGTCGACCCATCGGGCAACGTGATGATGCCTGCTGCCTCTGGAGGGAGCACCCCCGGTGGTTCTTCCTGGATGGGTACATGCGCCGATCCTACGAAGATCACCAGTGCCACCGGCATCATGAACATGGCGGTCGAGACGCCGCAGCCGGTCGGGTATGTCGTCGTCCGCAACTACGGCGGCAGCTATCAGAAGGTACCCGGCCTGACCAACTCTGGCACGATCACCCAGACCAGCAGCGACCCTACCCGCTGGCTGACGTGCACCATCAAGACGACGGACGGGAAGACCTACTCCGCGACCTCCGATAACTTCACTGAGGGCAGCGGCAAGATGGCCCCGACCAAATGCCCCACGATCCCGCCGACCTCGACAGCCGGTCACATGACCATCACGCTCAACGGCGGGCCGCAAGTGCTCACCCTCTACGATCAGGACTCCACCTCGGCTTACCAGGCCGCGCAGACCGCATACCCGGCCTGTGCCAACGGCACGTGCACGCTCGACCTGCTCGACGGCACCGGGAGCTGCTACGAGGGCGACACCAGCCGCTGCGCCACGTGGATGGACGACCCCAACCGGGACTCCAAGTACACCTGCAAATACGGCAGCTACACCGCACCGATCAAGGAGTGCTTCGCGCTCGCCAACGCATTTGACCCCGCAAAGGTAGCGGCCGGCAACGGACTTGCCGACCCCAACACGGGCGCAGACACCGGAACGAACACCAGCACCAAGCCTGAGCTCCCCGGAGCGCCCGACCCCGTAGATAGCGGCGACACCCGCGAGCCCTGCTTCCCCTCCGGTTACGGCGTCTTCAATCCGATCAACTGGGTTCTTCAGCCGGTGAAGTGCGCGATGAACTGGGCGTTCGTCCCCCGCGTGTCGAAGATGAACGACCTCTCCAACAGCCTGAACGAATCGGTCGGGTCTACGGCAATCGGTGGCCTCCAGGCCTCTATGGCGAACTGGGCCGGGTTCGGCTTCGGCGACGGCGGATGCAACGGCATCCCCCTCAGCTCCACCATCTACGGCGAACAGATCAAGATAGACCTACTCAAAGCCTGCCCCGGCGATCCGCTCGCCCCCGCCGCCAACCTCACACACCTGGTCATATCCGCCGCGATTATCACGGCTGGTGTCCTCGCCTGCCTACGCTACGTGGCAAACGTCTTCGGCTTCGGCGGCTTCGGACGCATCGGCCCCACCGTCCACGGCCCCCGCTTCGGCCCGGCCCCCGAGTCCGGCGCTGGCAGCTCCACGGAATCCGGCGCAGCTCGCAGCTCCGAGTACTACGTCGTCTACGAGACCGGACGCGGCCCCGATGGTCTCGGCAGCTCGAACAAGAGGGGCATCGAGTCGTGATCACCGAATGGCTCTACTCCGTCTGGGTCGGCTTCGCCTCCTGGGTGTGCTCCCTGCTCCCCTCGTGGCAATCCGGCCAAGGTCTTGGCTCCGGCATCGCTGCGATCCTCGGACCGGTGTCGTCCGGTGCCTACCAGCTCGGCGCGTGGATTCCCTGGACCCTCGGCGCTACCTGGATGGGCATCGTCATGACCGTCTACTTCGGCTCGCTGATCGTGCGTGCCGTCAAGTCCTTCATCCCCACCATCAGCGGTTGACAACTACGTGTCAGAGAGGATCGACATGACCACCAACTTCCTCGGCTTCCCCGCAGCTCCCGGGGTTGTTGCAGTCGAAGACGGGATCAGGGAAGGGGAGGCCGGAGGCCGACCCGTCCTGATCCCCGTAACCGACGAAGTCACCCGCTTGCTACAGGAGATACCCGATTCGAAGAAGTGGCAGAAGGCCCGACGCATCCGCAAAGGTCGGATCTTCCCGCGTGGCACGGCGGTCGGTCGTCGCCGCGACATGGCGATTCGCGCCTACGTCGGACCCAACGGCTCCTTTAAGTCGGCCACCGCGATCAAGGACTTGCTCCCGACGCTCCGCGGTGACATCTGGGAATGCGACTTGCCCGATCACCACCACACCAAGCTCGGTGTGACACGCGGCTACCGGGTTGTCCTCTCCACCGTTCTGATTACTCACCCCGGAACGGGTGAACCACACCCGTTGTACCAGCGACTGGACGACTGGCGGCTCGTCATCAACGCCGAGCATGCCGACCTCGTGTTCGATGAGGTCACAGGCATCGCCAATTCTCGAGATTCAATGAGCCTCCCGAGGCAAGTGCAGGTGATCCTCGACCAGCTCCGCAAGCGAGATGTGACGTTGTCCATCACAGCTCCGAGCTTCCAGCGTATGGACTCAACCCTCCGTACGACGTGCCAGGGCATCACTGACTGTCGCTCCTACATGCCGCAGCCGCACGAGAAGGGCGCCCGGATCACGGCGTGGCGCCAGAAGCGCCTTGCGCGCGTTCGAACCTTCTCCGCGCTCGACATGGAGGAATTCAAGGCTGGAGCCGGTCGCCACGACCGCCAGAAGAACTACCGGTTGAAGCCGGCTATTCGTCAGTGGTGGTGGGGACCAGGTTCCGAAGTCTTCGTGAGCTACAGCTCCAAAGGCGCTGTAGCCCGTTTGGGGCAGGCCTCGGATGCGGGCCTCTGCCTCGACTGCGGCGGTCGGCGCGTCGCGCCCAAGTGCACCTGTGACGACCACTAGCCTGCAAACAAGAACCGGCCCGGAGCCTAAAGCCCCGGGCCGGTGCAGGAGTTACCAGCTCCTGGAAGACACGAGATTGGCCCTCGCGCATGACACATCCTACCGGTGAACCCCGACAGGGGAACCCGTCAGACACGCCCACGCCCCCGTCTGAGTCGGTTTCTGGCGCGCGCCCGGAGGGCGGCGCGCCTGGGCTTGTTATATCTCCCATAACTCGGGAAGACGATTCTGACACGTATGTGTCAACGGGTGAGCTGACTACCTTTCTGGAGCAGCTGCAGGCGGATCGGTTCGCCTTCCCCTCGGCTGAGATGATCGACGCGGCGGCGGCGATGTTCCCCACGGCTCGGGATACTGCAATCGTGCAGGGCTGGCACGGCATGGTCGGCAACGGCGTTAGCTCCGTGAAGCGCGGACCTGACGGCAAGCTCGTTCGCCACGTACGTGTCAACGCCGGATACGGGGAGAACAAGGAGAACGCTGAGGGCGCTCGCGCCCGCATCGAGATTGCCCCCGGCTTGGTCCGCATCGCCCGCCGCGACGAGGCCAAAGCGGAGCGCACCCGGGAACGTCTGCGGCTCGCTGAGCTGGAGGTCCGCGCTCATGAGACCCGCGTTCGCGAGTACGAGGCCGAGCAGCTCCACCGCCCCATGGTGTTCGCGGACCTAGAGCCGGCTCTTTCTGGTGCCCCCTCGCGCGGCACGCGCGGCATCATCTCCGCATGGTCGGCTAAGTCGCGCGCCAATATGGTTGCCTCCATCTGTGAGCTGAACCTCGCGCCGATCCTTTCCGGCGACGTGCTTCCCTGCATGACCACCCTGACCCTCCCCGGCGACTGGCTCGCTGTCGCTCCCGACGCCGCCACCGCTGCGCGGCTGTTCGACAACTGGCGCAAAGCGTATGAGGACAAGTGGGGGGTCAAGCTCGTCTGCATCTGGAAGCGCGAATTCCAGAAGCGCGGTGCACCTCACTGGCACCTCTGGATGGTCCCCCCGGTGCCGATGTACCGGATGAAGGAATACAGCTCCTGGCTCTCGCTCTCCTGGACCCGCGTTCTGTTCGGTGCGGAGCTGACCGCGACCGCCGAGTTCCACGCGGCGCTTTCCGAGAACGGCAAGTGTGCCTGTTCGGAGGTCTGCCGATCGCTCGGAGCTGGGACCGGTGTTGACTTCAAGGAGGGCCTGCGCGCCCGCGATCCTAAGCGGCTCGCGGTCTACTTCCTCAAGGAGTCCCTGGGTGGTGAAGGGAAGGCGTATCAGAACGCCGCACCCGTCGAATGGGAGGGCCAGTCCATCGGGCGCTTCTGGGGCTATAAGGGTCTCGACAAAGCCATTGCTACAGTCCCGCTCGATCCCAACATCGACGTGCAGCTCGTCCGCGTTCTTCGTCGCTGGCAACGCTCCAAGCGGATCACCCGGGAGGTGACCGTCTGGGGCACCCGGGAACGGGACTACAAGAAGCGGCAAGCGCTCCGGGCGTCCGGTGAGGTCGTTCCCCGCATGGTCCGCGTGCCAGCTCGTCCTATCGGCTCTGCTGGCTGGGTCGCTGCCAACTCCGGGGCGGACCTCGCTACCTACCTCGCCCGGTACGCGACGCTCCTGACGGAATGGCGCGACGCCGAGTGACCCCCGTTTGGGGACTGCGGCCGCGCGTACAGGTTCCTGTACGATTGTCGTAGTGGGGGTGCCAGCCCCCGGAATGGACACAGGAATGTTCTCACTCCCCCGACGACGGCTTGCCCTCGTCGCCCTCGCGGTCGCCGTCGCCGCATCCCTCAGTGGTTGCTACCAAGCAACAGCCGGTGAGGTGCACAACATGGACACCAGTCCCGGCCACTACTACACGACGTTGGTGTGCCCGAAGTCGTGCGTTCCCGTCACCAACTACATGCCCCCCAGCTGGTCGCTTGACATCTACGTGTCAAAGGATGATCACGGCTGGATCGATGTTCCTCAGGATGTGTACTCCAAGTGCCATGTTGGTGACTACTGGACCGAGAAATCCGGCTGCGAAACGCGGTAGTCCCTCAGAAGCTCTGTACGCCGATCTGAGAGGTTTTAGGGCCGTTTGGCCACAACCACCCGGGCGGCTATCCAAACGCTCTCAGAGGCGTAAAACCCGTACAGTGGGCCTAAACGGCCCGGAAAGAAGCCGAAAATGGCGAAATTCAACGCCCAGGACGTACGTCGCATCATACGCGCCCACGGTCGAACCGTTGCAGAGACCGGGACTGAGGTTGATCTCGAAGAACTGGCAGACCTCCGACGAGAGATCGAGGATGCGGTTACTTTGGCAGTAGCCGGCCTTTCCCGGCGTGGCTGGTCGTGGTCCAACATCGGGGATGCTCTCGGTGTCACCAAGTCCGCCGCCTATCAGCGCTACGGGGGTGCGAAGTGAATTTCTACGCCCTCGCTGTGGCGCTGGCTGTCGCCCTCGTGTCGTACTGGATTCGCTCGCGCGATCTGCGGGCCGCTGTTGCCGAGCTGGAGGGGGAGCCCGAGTTTACGCCCGAGAAGCTAGAGCGGGTCGCCCGCTTCATGCGCTGGGCCGATGCTCTGGTGTCCTTCGGGTTCGGCTGCGTGGCTCTTATCATCGCGGTCACCCTCCCGGGTGTGATCCACGCGCTCGTGTCGTAGGCTCTGCTCGTGTTCCTGGTCGGGAACATGAAGAGACCCCCAGCTCGTTCCCTGAGCTGGGGGTCTCGTGTCGGTGGTGGGGGTTACTCTTCGTCTTCGTCGTCGTCGGCTTCGAACGGCTGCCCGCAGACCCCGCAGGTGATCGGGCCGAGTCGGTACACCTTCTTGGACACCCGGATCTTGCGCGGCTCCCCGGTCGTCATGTAGCAGGCGCACTCGGCAACTACGCCGTTGTTGTTCGACTTCCGTTCCCGCTCCGGTTCCATCACCCGGTACAGGCTGAGCGCCTGTGACAGCCGGTCAATCTGGCTCTTGTACTTCTTCATGGCCAGCTCGTCGGCCTTCCCCCAGCTGAAACCGGTCTTGCTGTCCGGCTTCTCGTCGCACACGTAACCGAGCTTCGCCGCGTTCACCTTGAAGGTCTTGTTGTGGTAGCGACCCTGACGGCTCGTGTCCTTCTCGCCATTCGCGTGAGAGTAGGCGTGAGCTGCTTCGTGCAGGATCGTTGCGAAAAGCTGCGCCGGGCCGTCCTGGAGGGGTTCGGCACCGATGAACAGCTCGTGCACCTTGCCCTCGTCGGTGACCCACCGCTCGGGGGCAAAGTGACCGTACTTCTTCTGCTTCGAGCTGCTACCCGCTGCGAGTGCAACCGAGATGTTCGGCAACTCGGGGTGTGTCTTCTGGAGCGCGGACCAGGTGGATTCGATAGCGGCCACGAGAGGGGCCGTTCCGTTGTTCGTCATGCCCCCATTGTAGTTGACACGTACGTGTCATGTCTAGTGTCCGAGCGGATAAATTGACTAATACGTGTCAGAAAATCGGGCTGTGAAGCTGCGGCAGATTGCAGATTCGAGCGGTGTCAAGTCGCCTATCCGGGGGAGCCTGGGAGCACAGGTCCGGAGGACCTTCCTGTACCCCCTACGAGGGTCACGACTTGACGCTGCGGTGTATTGAAATATC